CTCTAACTTGCTCCAACCAAATTGGACTGTTGACAATTTGCACGACTTCTTTCTGTCTTTGTAACCTGACACTATGAAGTTTGGATTTTTTGTTCGTATTGTTGACAATTACGCCCCTCTCATTTTCCCAACTGTCTTTATCTCCACCAACATGTGATGACCAGTTTGTAAGGGCATTATAAACAGTATACAAGTTCATACCCATACCATGATTAAGTTCATCTTCGAATCTTGCCATTAATGCACCAAATGCCTTTGAGTTAACATTTTGCTTGATCTTGTCCTCTTCTGACAAGTTTTCATCGATTGCCTTTTGTAGATTTTCAGCAGTCTGAAAGTTATCAGAATAATTTACAGATTTAAGCTTAACCTCTTTCTTGGCAACAGTCTGTTGAATAAGTTTGATGACCCATTCTTCTGTTACTGGGGTATCTAACATTTTTCTGAAGTGTTGACCATGTTCAGCAAAGTCTCCAGTCGCAGTAGATACCTTTTTAACTTCTGAAGCATAATCAAAACCTGAAGTATGTTTTAGCAGTCTGTGGAAGTATCTCTTACCACCGAATACCATTGTATTTTGGCAAAAGTCTCTGAACTGACCAACAAATGCCTGAAATTTCCATGAAGTATCAGTTGAATTTAATGCTACTATTTTTAAGCATGAAGTATCGTCTTGACCGATTCCAGTATCTCCAAAGTTTTCGGAATGATCTAAGAATAAGATTTCCCTCTGCACTTTGGTATAATCGTCATAAGCATAATCATGAACTTGAATATTCTCTTTTGACAATTCATCATTTTTAAGAATTGCCTTATTCAGTTTATCAAATATTTCATTATGTTGAATAAGTTTATACTTACTTGATACTGGTGCTTTAAACTCATACCTATTCTCTTCTGGAATATCAAGATAAATTCCTCTTCTACCTTCAACCTTTTCATAGTCTCCAGTATACTTATTCATAGAAAATAGATCGTCTTCTCTAAACTTAACATCAAATACAGATAAATCAGAAATATCATTGTGGCTCTTCTGATCACTAAGCCATTCATATTGCGCACCCATTTGGCACTCCTTTAAATTACTATATAAGAAAGTTTATATAGTTTCTGATTTTCTTATATAGCAATTTAAGGATAGGCGCAAGTCCTATATAGGATTTAATGTTTTAAAAATCCTATGATAGATTTTCTTTTAGGGTTAGAACATAATTTACAAGATTGGCAGTCTTTAACTGCTCCAGTTTGTTCAGGGCAGATGACAATTTTATTGACTGACAAATTTGACCTGTAATCTTGTTTTTCGCTATCTGACAATTTTTCGTAATTGCGTTTAGTTACTGACAATACAGCAGTGGTAGGAAGCTTAGTTTTCTTATGTAGAGAAATAGCGTCTTCTGTTGTATCTGCTGACAAGTTAATGTTGAACCCTCTTTTTACTGCATAGCGAATATGGGCTAAGTTTTCTTGTCTAGTATATTTATGAGTGTAGGCAATCACGTCACCACCATTATTAGCTTTAACTAATTTCTTCAGTCTAGGAAAATCAATCTTGGTATTATTGCCAACAATGTCGCCAACTATATTATATCTCCAAAGTCTTTTAGGATTTTCCTGTCTAAACTTTCTAACACTTTCAACGAATTGATTCCAGTTATCAATTTGATCATCGCTCATTCTATCCCAGTGCAGTCTTATTGGAAACTTTTCTCCATAACAACCATTATTTTTTAGACTGCATGTATCAGGGCAAGTCTTTCTAGGACTATAGCTGACTGGCATATCGCCAACTTTCCTAGATTGGTTTTTTATGATAAGGTTAAATGACATTATTTATTTTCCAATGTAGTAGAATATTGAACTCTTAAATTATGATAATCGTCAGTATGTGGATTAGGTAAAATCTGAACATTAACTTTTTTATGTTCAGGACAACTTTCAATCGCTAGGTCAACTTTTGATGTAATGTATTTCATTGCGTCTTTTAAATTGTTAAATACATGGGAGTGTTTTTCTCCTATCTTGTTAACAAAAACTTTTCTTTCAAATTCATATTCATTCATTTTTATCTCCTAAAAAACCACTATGCACTATAGAATATTTAATGTCAAATATTTTTTTTCTCTATCTAGGAAATAAAACATACTGATTATTTTTTTCTTCTGCTATCTCCAAAAGATACTCTCTTCTTTCTTCTGCATTGTAATTATAATTTCTAAAGTATTCATCTTCTGACACTTTGATGTTACAAAATTCGAGAAGCTCATCATTAGTATAAGCTGACAAAGGTTTTTCATCTTGCGGATTAAATGACATATCGTAGACTCCCATTATGCTGACAAGTTATAAATATCTTCAAAGTTATAAAACCTACCTCTAAAACTTAGGTATTTAAAATTCGCTAGGTTAAAAGTTCTATAGTGCTTTGCGTTATGATCGTAGGCAACAAAAGCAAAATCAGGTTCATCTTTTCTACCTGTTCCCTTAATATGTTTTTTGACACCTAGCGAAATATTGTATTTCTTGACAGTGTCTGCACTGTTAGAATAATATCTTAAACCTACGAATCTGTTACCTACTAATTCTCTAAGGTTAGCTAAGAATTGATCTGCTACTTGTTGCTCTATATCTTTCATTTTCATCTCCTATATAATCGTAAATATCCAAATAATAAATCCTAAAACAGTTATTGTCAATAACCTAAATATCATTATAAAAATTTCCATTATGGCAATCTCCCTTTAAATCCATAATTATCATCATTGATGACAACTCTTACCTTGTCTTTTCTTGGTGGCTCTTCTCCCTCCTTGTGAACATAGAAGCCGATGACAACTTGTTCTGCGTCTGTATCGTCATGGACATACCACTCTAACACCTGACCATTTTGCTCTATGACTTTATCCCTGACAGTATCTAAAAGATCATGTAAAGCATTTTCTGTTTCATTATCTATTTTCATCTTGTGTCTCCTGTCTTTTTAAAACCCACTGACCATTTTTTCTTTCTACCTTATCTTTTAAAGGTCTGCTGTTTCCTCCCTGATGTGATAGTTTGCCTTTATGATTTTTTTGTTTAGCCATTCTTCATTGCCTTTTTCAATCTATCTTTTGTAGGTAGGGTTATAGGTCTTTTCTTTGCGTTACTTTTGTTTTCCATTTGTAACTCATACTTCCACTTTGATCTACTTGTATACTTGTTTGACATCTTTTCTCCTGTTATAAT